CTTGGCGTGGTGACAGGCACGGGCGGCGAGGTGTTCCCCAACGTGCGGCTGGAGACCATCACGGACGAGCAGATCGCCGAGTTCGACCACAACTACCACGGCCTGGACTGGGGCTACGCGGCGGATCCGTTCGCCCATGTTCGCTGCCACTTTGACAAAACCCGCAGGACGCTGTATATTTACGACGAGCTGGTAAAGCTCGGGCTATCCAACCGCGCGGCCGCGGAGGAGCTCAACACGCGGTACCCACACCGGCCGATCGTGGTCTGTGATAGCGCTGAGCCTAAGAGCGTGGCGGATATGCGCGGGTACGGCATCCGGGCAAGAGCGGCTAAGAAGGGCCCGGGCAGCGTGGAGCGTGGCATCCGGTGGCTGCAGGACCTGGAGCGGATCATCATCGACCCCCAGCGGTGCCCCGTGGCGCAAAAGGAGTTTTATGGCTATTCCCTGGAGCCCGACAACAACGGCGGATTCAAAGCTAGGTACCCAGACAAGGACAACCACACACTAGACGCAGTACGCTATGCGCTGGAGACCGCGATGCGAGTCCGAAGCGCTAAACCGGCATAGGAGGGCTTTTTATATGCTGACCAGTTTGAACTTTTTGGACAAGGGGCGGCAATTCCCTCCGCCCAGCGAGGAGAAGCGGCTCGCGCGGTACACCCACAACAAACGCATATTCGACAACGAGCACGGCAGGGTGTACGATCAGCAGCTGCGCCGGATCGAGCGCGTGATCGGTAACCTAGCCGAGATCATATCCTACCCCATAGTGTTGAACTACCAAAAGAAAATGAGCCTCAAGACGGCGGACTTCCTGTTCATGGAGCCGCCAACGTTCGAGAGCGAAAAGCAGCAGGAGACGGTGGACGATATCGTCAATGAATCCGGTCTGCTGCAGCTGGGGTACCAGGGTGCGATCGACGCCTCGCGGTACGGCGACGCTGTGCTCAAGATCGATAAGAACGACAGCGGTCAGGGCGTCATCGGCATATCAAGCCCGCGGTACCTGTTCATAGTGGTGGACCCAGAGGACATGAAGCGCGTGACGCACTACGTCCTGGCCTGGGAGGTGGTAGACAAAGGCTCCGCGCAGACCGAGGCAGAGGCCAAGCGGTACCTGGTGACTAAGATATTCGACAATAAATGGACATACGAGTTCCGCAAGTACGCGCTGACCCGAGAAGGGCGCATTGGCGCGTTGCTGGAGCAGCGAGAGCCTACGCCAACCGGGCTGGACGATTTCGCGGTCATACCCATACCCAACGTGTTGACCGCGGACGGGGTGTATGGCATCGATGACTACGAGGACGTGGACAGCATAATCTCCGAGATAGAGATCCGCACGGCGCAGATATCCAAGGTATTGGACGTGCACTCTAACCCGTCGATGTCGGGCCCGGAGGATTACATGGACACCAACAGCGCGGGCGAGAGCAAGTTCAAGCCTGGGCGATACTATCCAAGGTATGACAACAACCAGGCGCCGGTGGAGTACATCACCTGGGACGCTAGTCTGGACGCCAACTTCGAGCAGATCGAGAAGTTGATCAAGCATCTGTCCGTCATATCCGAGATGGGTGCCGCCATCCTGAATACAGACTTTAAAACCGGTGCGATTCCTAGCGGATCCGCGCTTAAGCGGTTATACATCAACGTATTGGCCAAGGTATCCCGGGTGCGGAACAACTTCGATACAGGCCTAAAGAAGGCCATCGCGCTGGCGTCACAGATCGGGCGCACCCAGGTGGATGCTTCCGAGATCACCATACATTGGCAGGACGGCCTGCCGGATGACCCGAAGGAGACAGCGGAGATCATCAACCTACGCACGGCCGGAGCACAGACCATGAGCACGGAGCGGGTGCTCATAGAGAACGACAAACTGGATCAGGCCAGCGCGGACAAGGAGCTGGAGACTATCTGGAACGAGCAGTCGCAGAGCATGGGGCTGCCGACATTCACTCCAGCCGCGGGAGATCTGGAGGGTGCGGCCGAGCTAACTGGGGCCGATGCGGATCTCTCGTATAATGGCGCGCAGGTGCAGAGCGCGTTGACCATAGCGGAGCAGGTGGCTCAAAAGAAGCTATCCCGAGATGCGGCCATACGTTTGCTGGTGAAGATGCTCAAGGTGCCGCGCGAGGAGGCGGAGGCCATCATCGACGCGCAGCTGACTATTGAGGTGGAGACGGATGGCTAAGCTGACACCGCGTGAGCTGCAGCTGGTGAAGATATACACCGATGCACAGCTCAACCTGTACAGAATACTGACCGAAAAAGCTGCGAGAGGATCTCCCGCGGCTTTTCAGCGTTCGCTTTTGGCCGAAGTCAACCGGGAGCTGGCGCGCCTTCAGCGTAAGACGGTCGGCTGGGTTAACGCCCAGGTGCCGGAGATGTATCGGGAAGGCCTGGTCAAAGCGGAGAAAGCGCCGGAGATCCAGCGCCTGATCGCCGAGAAGGGAAATGACGCCTTCGTCCTCAGCAAGCCGGCATTTGCTAAGTTGAACAAAGCCGCCATCGAGACGCTGGTGGGCGAGAACATCGCCGCCGCGTCAGTGGCCAACAAGGGGCTGCAGGCCAACCTGAAGGGCGCGATCACGCAGAAGGTAGCAACAGGACAAACCGTGCGCCAGGCTAAGACCGCCATCCTGGAGACGATATACCAGGAGATGGGCGGCACCAAGGTGCGAGTCAATGGCCGCAACTGGGACATGCGGAAGTACTCCGAGCTGTTCGCCAGGACGGCCACCCGTGAGGCGACCAACACCGCGGCCGTGAACGAGACCAAGGCCGTGGGCTCCACGATCATGAGGATGTCGTCGCACTTCCCGACCTGCGAGGTATGCGGCCCGCTGCAGGGGCGCTGGTACTCCCTCGAGGAGGACGGCGAGTACCCATACATCTACGACACCGCGTGGAAGAACGGACACAACACGGTGCACCCGAGCTGCCGGCACACCTTTACCACGGTGGTCATGGCGCTGAAAGACGAGGACGAGATCGAGAAGGCCAAGAAGTTCTCCAACAGGCCGATGGACGCGCCAGGGCAGCCACAAAAGAGCATAGACCTGTACTACAAGGGGCAAGAGCAGAACCGCACCCGCTGGCGCGATCAGCAGCAATGGGAGCGCTACAAGGAGCGACTGGGGCCGGAGAACACGCCTAAAACCCTGAGCGGCTTCCGGCGAATGAAGGGCGCAGACAGCGATAATTGGCAGCAGCTGCAGCTCAGCTACAGATCAGCCGGGCGCACCCGTAAGCTGGTGGACAGCAACCCGGTAAAGGCGTCCAATAAGAAGCTGGACAAGATAAACGCGAAGCTGAACAGCGGCTTCCTGCAGGACAACGAAGCGGTCAAGCACTTGGCGTCCAAGTACGGGGCCTCCGTGGACGATGTGCGATTTGCCGCGGCCACTTACTCAGTCACATACCCGCGCCGCAAGCTGACCATGGACACGATCGACAGCATACTGGCCGGGAAGGCATAAAATCCGTATTTGACGGCAAGCAAGAACTCTGTTAAAATATAGGCGAAATACAGCAGCAGGCCGTGCGGAGCGCACCGCGTCAACAAAGTGTAGGGGCTACAAGCTGATCACATACCTGAGCGGAGCGCACCGCGTCAACAAAGTGTAAGGAGCACATCGGATGAAACGCAAATTTCTGGAGGATCTCGGACTCGAAAAGGGAGCGATCGATAAGATCATGGACGCGCACGGCGAGGCAGTTAATGCGGCTAAGGCGACAGCCAAGACGGATTTGGATACTGCCAACGCGACGATCGACACACTGAAAGGCCAACTCAAGGACACAAACGCGACGATCAAGACGCTGCAGTCTAAAGAGGGCAACAGCGAGGAGCTCCAAAAGCAGCTCGACACCCTAACGCAGAAATACGACGATGACACGAAAGCTCTGCAGGATCAGATCGCTGGTCAGGCACTGCAGACAGCCATAGCCAAAGAGTTTGAAGGCGCCGGGGTGAAGAACACCAAGGCGGTGCAGGCCCTTATGGACATGGACAAAGTAAAGCTGGACGGAGAGACCCTACTTGGGTTCAAGGAGCAGCTGGCGGCCGTGCGGAAGTCAGACGCATACCTATTCGAGGACAAGGGCGACCCAGGCGGTGGCGGCAATCCGGGAGACCCAAAGGATCCCGACACCAAGGGAGCACTGCCCAGCGATGTAACGGCCGCGATATGGGGGAATATGGCGCCTCCGGAGTAAAATCTAAGGAGTAAAACATGGCTAACGCTATAGCATTGATTCAAAAGTACCTACCCGAACTGGACAAGGTCTACCGCTGGGCGGCTAAGACCGCTGTACTGGACGCCCCGTCCGCCATGGTGCGCGAGACCTCTGAGGCCAACGTGGTCAAGATTGCGAAGATGGCACTGCAGGGTCTGGGCGAATACAGCCGGAATACCGGCTATGTGCAGGGTGATGCCACTATCACCTGGCAGACCCACACATTCAGCCAGGATCGTGGCCGGAAGTTCCTTGTTGACACCATGGACGACCAGGAGACCGCCAATATCTCATTCGGTATGCTGGCCGGTGAGTTCATGCGTGAATATGTCGTCCGTGAGCTGGACGCTTATCGTATGGCTACCTACGCCACGCTGGCGGGCGGCACACCTACCGCTGCGGACTTGACTACCGGTGCGGCTGTACTGGCTGCCATCGACGTGGCCACTGCCGCCATGGACAACGCCGAGGTGCCCGAGGAAGGTCGTCTGCTGTTCATCGAGAACACCCAGTACTCCTTGCTGAAGCAGGCAGCGACCATTGAGCGCCGGATCGGTCAGGGCAACGATCGCACATTCAATCGTAACTTTAACACGTTCGACGAGATGCGCGTCATCAAGATGCCGCAGAGCCGGTTCTATTCTGCGATTACGCAGTATGACGGCTCCACTGCGGGCCAGGAGGCTGGCGGCTACATCAAGAACGCCTCCACCGGTAAAGACCTGAACTTCATGATCGTGCACCCGTCTGCAGTTATGCAGATCACCAAGCACGCAGTGTCCAAGGTCATCTCGCCGCAGGACAACCAGACCAGCGACGGATATATGTACTTCTACCGCCGTTACCATGACGCATTCGTCCTGGATAACAAGGTAAACGGCATCTATCGTCACATCGCTACTACATAAAACACGTTAAGGCTGCAGCCGATAGCCGCGGCCTTTTCTTCCTACCCACAGATCGGAGAGCACGATGGAAATTTGTAAAAACGGAGTACATAAAGTGGTCACGGAGCATATGTATGACCTGCATTTTAAGGCCTTGGGGTATGTGCCTTTTGTGCCCGAGCAGGTCGATGCAGTGCCCTCTGAGCCGGACAATACCCCGAAAGAGCCCGAGAAAACCCTGACAGAGAAGCAATCGCTCCAGGAGCAGGCTAAGGGCTTGGGGCTCAAGTTCACGGCTAAGACGACCGTGGCACAGCTCAAGAAGCTGATCGATGACGAGGTCAGCGGAGAGGATTAACCAATGCCTGAGAATACGCATAACATAGTAACCCGCGGGCTCGAGAACTACGACGACGCGCAGAGACTGTCCGACGTACTGGATCAGATGGACGTAATGTCCAAGGCCATGCTGGCCGGTGATATCGCTTTGAAGCTGACACCGGCAACACTGGGCAACTCAGCCGCAGCCGTTAACGCGGCCATAGGCGGCACGGGATTTACCCGGGATGTCGTGGTGCAGCTGGTCGACACGGCAGGCAACATCATCCGGACTAACGGCTCGTTTAACATCGCGGCAGCTGAGACCGCCGCAGCCGGCACCGTGTCCATCGGGGGCAGCCTGACCAGCATCACGCTGGTGAACGGT